TCCCAGCGGGCGTTGTCATATTCCGCCTTGACCCGGCCGACCGTCTCCATCAGATCCAGGTCGCGCCAGCTTATGACCTCGAACACGGTGTTGCCGCGGCGCTTGCACAAAGCGGTCCTGTCCTGGCCAGTGCGGCTGACATCGAGGCCCCAGATCATCGGTCCGACTTCCGTCGGGTCTACGTCGCGCCTGGTCGCCGCCGCGGCCAGCTCGCGCGGGATGACAGTGTCTTGGTCGCTTTCTGCGAACTCGCCCTTCACGCGGATCGCGAAGACGTTCGACTCCTCGCCATATTGGCGCGCCATATCCTCAATAAAGTCTGGCGACACGCGGCTGCTGTCCTCGCAGCTCACCTTCATTGTGTGCCAGCGATCCGCGTTCTTGTGAAACGCGTCGTAAAAATAGCCGGTTGTCCTGGTCGGGTTGCCGGTCATTATCGTCTTTGCGCCGGGTGTCGACATCGCGCCCTGCCCCACCTCGAAGACGATATCTGGCACGCCAGAGGCTTCATCGATCACGAACAAAAGGTGGTCTGAATGGTAGCCCTGGAGAGCCTCAGGCTGATCTCGGCGCGCCGTCCGGCCTGCGGCGAAACTATCCGGCGCGTTTTTCAGTAAAACCTTGTCCGACTTGATCTCGATCTCGTTGGACAGGACCCGCATCTGCTTTTTCCAGCGGCCAATCTCGGACCACAGCACATCGCTGAGCTGGTGCGCCGTGTTGGCCGTGACCGCGACCTTGCAGGGGCGCCGGGTGCAGAGCCACCACAATATTGTCCAGGCCAGCGCTGTGGTCTTTCCGACGCCGTGACCGCTGCGCACCGCGACGCGACTGTTGGTCACCAAAGCCATCATGGCCTCAGCTTGCCAGGGCTCCGGTTCCGCGCCCATCACCTCTCGGACGAACTTGACCGGGTCGATCGCCCACTCGACGATCTGTTTTCTAATTTTTTCGTTTTTGGGACTCATGCGAGCCTTTCAGATTGAAGGGGGGGGGGTCAGTGGATCGTGCCGAGACTTGCGGCGATGTGATGATGCGCCAGCAGTTCGCCGGCGTACTGCTCAGCCTCAGCCAAGGTTTCGAAGCGCACGATCTCGATCACATATACGCGGTCGTTTTTCGTATCCTCAACCACGCCAACCGTCCCCTCGTCGGGCTGCAGATCGACGGTGTCGAGCAGATCGCGAGCCACGGCGCGCACCCCCATTTTTCTATAACAACAACAGCAAAAAAAATCGAAGGGGGGGGGCGCCGCGGCGCCCCTCACCCCTGGCCGCGGCGGCGATCGGGGCCGGCGGCGGGGCGATCCAGGGCCGAAATCGCCCGATCACTGCCTATACAGGGCAGCGCTCGCCCTAATGATTTCAGTCGTTTACGGCGCGTTTGGCTTGGCTCTCGTCGATCGCAGCCTGGATCTCGTCCTGCAGGCTCTCTAATTCGTCGGCGTAAGAGACCTGGATCGAGGCTTGTTTGTCGATGAACATCCCCAAGGCACGGCCAAGCTCGCGGAAGGCAGCGACCCTCGAGGCGCTGGTCTCGCCCTGCTCGGCCTCGCGGCGCAGTCCCTCAAGCACATATTCTGGCGTGATTAAATCCTCAACCTTGATCGCCGGCGGCTTTAACGCCTCGATCGCTTCACAAATCGCGTCACGACTTAACAAACGACTAGCACCTTGGTGTGCGCCGTTTTCGCTATAGCCGGCGTCGATATATGACTGGCGACCGTTACCGCTGACCGCGTACAGCTCAGCAAATCGGCGCTCACGATAATTCAGTGGTCGAGACATTTTTCCCCAACAAAAAAAGCCAGTGGCTTGCAGGACACTGACCTTTTCTTATGCTGTTAACCGTAAGCGGCTACAAATGACGAATGAACGCAGACACACTGCGCCAACCCCCAAGATATAGATTTTTGAGACGGCGTCAACAAGATGTTGTGTCCTGCCTCTTTTGATCTAACCAGGCGCGCCGGTCCTCAAGGCTCAACAATTCCAGTAGGCTGACCAGTGCCGCGTATTGCTTCAATTCGTTTTTTAGCCCGTGATGCACCGTGCGGTGAGTTACGCCGATACGACTAGCTAACTCAGCTTGAGTGATGCCTGTTCGTCGCAATTTTTGGATCAAGGTGTCCATGTGTTTTCGCCATCTGTGAGATTGACACACATTACATATAAATGCCCTTCTGTGTCATTAATTTGTGGAATTGGTTGTCATGTGTTGATATAAATATGAAACAGATATCAACTCTGCGACTGAGAAGGATTAGACCAATGAGGCATGAAGTAAACATTGACAACGGGCATTACTCTATCGCGGGCCACGCCGACGCCGACAACGCGCTGACGCTGTCGCGGCTCCAATTTTTGCTAGAGGAGCTGCTTGTGGAACTTACGCCAGAGTTACCCGAAACTCTTGACGATGTGTTAAAGCCGAACCCCGCTGCCGCCTATCGCCGGCTGCTCGGTCTTGAACTCGTGATAAAGAAAAAAGATTGAAGGATTGAAGCTATGGAAATCCATGTAACGAGCATCTTTGATAAATACGGGCGACGCTATTTGAAAGTCGAAATTGGCGAGAAGAGGGCGACCTTTTGCTATGAAAGCTTGAGCCATGAAGTGGAGCAACTCGCGGAGTCGGGCGATTGCGTGGCCGAGTTGCCTGACGCTGAAGTGACTTTCGCCGTTGAATATTTTCTGAGCGAGATTGACGAGGGTGGGCGCTACAGACTCAGTTCGCCAAAAGTACTGGGTGCAGATAATATTGAATATGGCGACTGGTTTTTCGGATGCAGCGCAACTTTGGTAGCGACCAAAGTTTGAAGTGGCCCACCGTATAAGCGTGGCTCTAAAGGAAAAAACCGACGACTAAATTTTCCACCGTCACGCCTTCAAAAATATTGTGAGCGCCGTCAGCCCCTGCTGCACGGCGCTCAAATCTTTTGGGGCATATTGTCCTTCGATCGCGTCCAGCACCGGCTGTGCGTCGCTCCCAAGCGCTCTGACAACCTTGTTGAACAGCGCCCGTCGCTCAGCCTGGTCGTCGCTGATGTCCTCACCGCCGTGACCCAGTGGCGAGTAGCTGCTGGTCTGCCGAGGCTCCAGCCCTGCCGCCACCCGCAACGTCGCCAGCCATATCGCGCTGTCGTGCTGCCGGTCATCGATCTGCCCCTGGTCGCGCAGGCGGTCGAACACCGTCGGCCACCGATCGGCGATCACCTCAGTGGTCGCCTTGCCGGCCCCCATCTCGATCGAACGGATCTCAGCCTTACTGTGCTGCCACCGCTCCACGGTGCCTCGTTCAGTGTTCACAACGCGCTCCTCAAAAAGGGATCTCATCTTCCAGCGGTTTCCGCCTAGCGCTCTCTATGTGCGCACCAGGCCAATGCCGGCTGACTGCCGCCAGCGTCTCGCGGGTCCGCTTGTCGAACATCTCAGCCACCGCACCGGCGCCGATCGCCAACACCTCGCGTGTCTCGCCAGGTTTCGGGCTGTACTGTGTGATGTCAGGCACGATCGCCAGCACTGCGCCATCGTCCAGCTCGGTCTCTATCACCGCGCTATGGTCCAGCGGCTGACCGCCTGCCTGCAGAAACGCACGTTCGAGCGCCTGGTAGCCTTTGATCAGGCCTTGTGCCTGCACCTGCGTGTCTGCCGCGCTGCCGCCATAGACGGCGTCGTTGTATAGCTGCATCTGGCGGCGCATCTTTTCAGCCAGCGCCAGATCAGGACACGCCGCCAACAATCGGCCAGGTCCATAACGCAGCTCTATTTCACGAACCGCCATATCGGTCTGCCGCACCGCCTCAGCTTTTGGATCAGCCGGCGGCTCATCTATCGCGGCCAAGGCCTTCTTCGCTTTACCCATCAAACTCTCCCTCGGCAGCCTGTCCCACCCATCCCACCCCTAAAGGGTGTGGGATTTGGGATGGGACGCTGGCAATGCCCTCACAGGATGCCTAAGTTGTTGCTATCTAACGAAAGTTGCATCTGTCCTTCCGCCGTCCCATTTTTTGTCCCAAATTTGTGGGACAGACCGACCCACGCCTTGCTGAAGGCATTCCTGATCGACTTTTCTGACCGTGTTGCATTGATGGCGTGACGCTCAAAATGGGCCACTAATTCGTGCCGCGGGATGTGATCCCGGCACCGCACTGGGCCGCCTGAGTGATTGATCGTGATTGGCCGCGGATCCCGACCGCCAGTGATGTTGTCGACGATTGTCTTCAAAACAAATTCATCGCGGCTCAGCTCCACCATCTCATCGTGCAGCTCGGTCGGCTTCGCGACGCAACTTGTGACCTGGCGGCCGCGTCTGTTTACACCGAGCGTGACGGGCTCCAGTTGGAAGCCAACTGCCGGTGATAGCTCTAAGTCGCGTTGCTTAGTCACCTTGCACTTGCCAAACCCTGGCATCGACGACGTCACATGAATCTCAGTGTCTACACCCGCCCGCAGTGAGCTGTGACCCCGCGCCTGATCATTGCCCTTCGCCTGATGGTGAACGATCAACACATGGGCGCCGCAGCCGGCGATGATCTGCTTGGCACAGTCAATCACCGCCGACATCACCTGGCTGGTGTTTTCGTCGCCGCCGGCGGTGACTGCTGCCAGGGTGTCGATGACTACCAGGCGCGCGTCGCCGATCGCCTTCACCAGCGCTTTGATCTCGCCGGCCGGGTCTAAAAAGCTGATGCCGGTGGTGACGACATCGAGCGGTATATCGTTAGCCGCGGCACCCAGGTGGCGCTTCAACGCCATGCGGCGTTGCCTAATGCCGGCGACGCCCTCGGCGGCGACGTAGACCGCCCGGCCTTGGTCGACCTCTCGCCCAAACCATTGGCGCCCCATTGCAACGTGCGCGGCGAGGGAAAACACCATGAAGGTCTTGCCGGTGTTGCTCGGCCCGTACCAGAGCGAGATCCCCCGATCGGTGAGCAGCCCCTCGACGAAATCATGCGCGTTGCCGTCGACGTTGTCGCTGGCGGTCCAAGGCTCAATCTGTATGAGCGCCGGTTCGCGATTAGGGATTGCCGTTTCAGTTTCCTGACGCTCAGCGTATGATCGCCGCAGCCGATCCAAGTCGGTGTTCCTGATTCGCCGTAACATTTCGCTCGGCGGGTGATCATCCTCCAGACTTTTACCGCCTCGTCCCTTGGCTACGTTATCGAAGCGAAGCCACGCTATCTCAAACCATTTTTGATGATCGGAGAGGTCCAGGCCACGTTTGAGCATTTCGTGGCCAGCATACCAAATCGCTCTACGCATAATGACTTCGCGGCCATCCTTGGCCTTTCCGAGCGACACGGTTTCGCCGTTTTGATGGTTGTTGCTCGGCATTTTTGCGCCGAGCATCGCCATCTCTACGACGGCCGGAGGCAGATCGGGAATGTCATCTGTGTCGATGACGGACTCGGTTTCCCAGACATAAGCGCCCGCTGCGCCCTTGCTCGGCGGAACGACGACATAGCCCTGCCCGCTCTTGATGTCGATTGTGTCGTTGATTGGCCCCGACTTTACATTCTGGCAGACCTTGAACCACAGATGTTCGCCACCGCGGGGCGTCCTGACCCGCGGCGCGCTCTGTCGATCAAGGCCGGTTTCCAGGATCAATTCGCTCAGCGCCTCTGCGCCGCCGGCTTTGTAGGTGTCGGGATCGATAACCGCGAATTGATTGTAACCGGGAATGACAGCGATGTTGTCTTCTGGCCGGCGCGACCAATGCGAGACGATCTGATCTTCTGACCAGGCCGTCGTCATTTGCTCTTTCCAAGTCACCGTCGGAATTTTGTCGGCATTCACCGGCACGACAGAAAACCCAGCGCGGCACCATGCCAAGGCGGCTTCAAGCATCTCCATAATGGGCCTCTAAAATCGCACGGCCGATTTGCGCCACCACCTGCGGCACCACGGAATTGCCTAACGCTTTAATTCTGTCCAAGCGGGCGGGAATCCCATGAGCCACTCGACCCACACGGGGTTCAGTTTTCCAGAGCCTTGGCCGTACATTTTGTGAACTTCGTTCACCAGCATTGTGTTGAAGCCGTTTGGAAAATTTTTGGAAATCGTGTGGTGCGTGTCCCTTGCCGCCGGCGTTGGCCACATCCAAGACCCTGGATCGCGGCTTCTCATCGACGGCGCCATCTGGTTCCCTTTTGCGGTCGGAGTGTGCAAGAATCCAGACTCGGTCTCGTCGATGCCAGGCATCGACGGCTGCAGCCGGTATAATGTACGCCCCCCAGGTGTAGTTGCGGGCTTCCAGGTCAGAAAGCACCTCGTCGAGCCCCAGGTTAACGTGACCAGCAACATTTTCTGCAAGCACCCAATCGGGCCGCGTTTCGTCGATGATGCGAGCCATTTCTGGCCAGAGCGCGCGGTCATCTTGATCGCCGCGGCGCTGCCCGGCCTGACTATACGGCTGGCAAGGATATCCTCCGGAAACAAGGTCAACTGGCTGGTCAAAATGCAGCTCCTTTACGTCGCCATAGATCGGCGTGGTAGGCCAATGCTGGCGTAGAATTGACTTGCAATAGGGATCGCGTTCACAGAAGGCGACCGTCTCAAAGCCGCCGGTCATTTCAAGGCCGAGCGATATGCCGCCGATGCCGCTGAAAAGATCAAGCACCCTAAGCATCCCGGTCATGGCCGCCGATCAGCTCAAAAAAGGTGTCTTCCCTGAGAACAACCAGGCGCTGCTTCCGATCGGCGCGCACGGTCAGCGCGTCGATATACTCGGGCATCCAGTCATACAGACGCGAGAACCCGCGGCTGCGGACCTTGCACTCGACCGTCCACATCTTGCCCCGAGCGTCTGTGATCAGAACGTCGCCCTTGAAACCCTCGGCGGCGCCCGACAGCGGCACCCGCCTGGCCTCGAGGCCCTGCTCAATCGCGGTGTGTACGAGCGACAGCTCGTCACGATCGCCTTTCTGTTTTGATTTATTGGGCATCAAACATCCCCCCTACCCTTAAAAAAAGGCCGCCTTGCCCACGGGGGAGACAAGGCGGCCACGGCCTGGGAGGCGCGTGATAACGCTCACGCGGGCGATCAGTTGTCTGGGTCCATGACGTAGGCCAACAGGTCGGACTTGAGGCCCTCGTCGAGGTCGCTGTTTTTCACAAGTTGAATGAGCGCGTAGCGGCTCGCGTATAATCGCGGCAGCCCCTTGGACGACCATATCGATACCGCCTGATCGCTGATGCCGAGGCAGTGCGCGATGTACGATCGGCCGCCGAAAGCTGAGGTCAACATCCTGTATGTCATGGCCATAGCGATACGATATGTTGATCAGCCTGGCAATGAATATTTCAACATTTAGTGATTTATTGATTGCCAATAGCTAAATCAGCGATTATTGACTCTTTGGCCGGCGGCGCTCAATCTGTGAGATCGACGGCAAACAGGAAGCAGGAAAGATGGATTTCAACGAGGAAGAGTTTGTGCAGCGCCTCGTATTTCTTCGTCAGACGTTCAGAAATATGTCGCAACGAGAAATAGGCCGCGCGCTGCAGATAAACGGGTACTCAGATATAGAAGGAATGCGAAAACGATGTCACTGCGAGAATCTTCTAAAATTGTGCCGCTTTTACGACGTGACGGCCGACTGGTTGCTAACCGGGGATCCGACGACTCTGAAAGAGAGCGTCAGGCAACTGATCGACCGAGAGGTGATGCGCCAGGTGCGGCGAACCACAAGCATATCCAAGGTGGCTATCTGACGAGTGCGATCTTGGACTACTGCACAAGCACAGGCGAAGAGCGGGCTGGGCCGGGATTTTTTGCGCCTCGATCTGCGATCCTCAGTTACATCCCATCAGAATTGAAACCCGCAGTAGCGGCGATAGAGCAAGTGCTCGCAGCGGTGCAGCCGTATGCATCGGACGATGTCAATGATTGGGTGACTGTGACATCACACCCAGGCGCAGAATACGCCGACGAGATTGTTGACGCAGCCATAGCAAAATGGGGCGGTTGCCCAGCTCGCGCGATTTACAATCACTTCGGAATTGAAATTGACCCGAATCGCGTGGTCTGCAAGCCGGAGCAGATCGGTGAATGGACTGTGGTGCAATGCTTCCCGCAGGTAGCTCTGCACAAATTGCAAATTGTTCGCCAAATCGCCAGCGGGTACTGGCCAGGGCGGCGGTTGCACCAAATCATCGCCCGGGAAGATTTCGAGGCAAATACTGCCATGTTTGAGTGTGGCGAGGATGTGCATTTTCTGGCTGAAAAGCGCGGGGAAGTCGGCGCAGTTGACGATGCCACGGCAGAAATTTTTGCCCGGCTCAAAGCCAACTATCTCGCTAATTACCAACGCTTCAACGGCGTGACCCGCTACAGCACGCTGCAAGAAGCCGACGTTAGAGACCTACAAGGTGAGTGGATGGGGGCGGACTGAGCCCCCCTTTTTTTGGGTATAATGTTGAAATATTCATAGTTGTGACGGAGTTTCACCGCGATGAAATTACTCAGTGAACTGGTCGGCGCCATAATGATCTTCGTGATTGGCTACATCGCCCTGCTCTGGGGCGTGGCCTTGGGCTTCCACTGATGACCCGCCAAAACCCAGCCGACACCTTGGAAGAACGCGAAGCGATGGAGCGCCGCCACGATGGGCCGTGGACGCAGCGAGACCTCGATCGCTACCGCCTGGAACAAAAGCGCGCGCAGGCGCGCGAACACTTGTGGGAGTGGCACCGAGGGTGCTTGGAACAAGAGGAAGGAAGCAGCTAATGAAGAACGCAA